TTTTATGATTATAACGTGGCATCTTCCATGCCAGCTACTCTAAGTTTAACAATGTTGGTTAATTGCCATTGTTTTTGATCTAATGCTTTAGTAATGCCTAGCCACTTGTTTCTCAGCAGGGCAAACTCATTGATAATTTTTTCAAAGTCAACCACATCAGACTCGCCTTCAACAAATTTTTCACAATCTCTTGATGACAGAGCCCTTTGATAGTTTTCTAAATATTTACGGAAGTGTTGACTCTTAAGTCGTCTAAGTTCAATATTCAAATATTCCAAAATTGCTTCAATTTCTTGTAGCTGACCAAATCGTTCTTCCACAATGCCTGGCATCCTGGCAGCGGCCTTTTCAATGTTCCCCGCTATGCGAGCATCTGTCTTTGCTGCCTGTAATTCAAGTTCATAGTGTGCTACAGCATCGGGAATATACGAAATATCTTTTGAAACTTTTGTATACCAAGTCATAGATTATTCATCATCTTCATAAGAATCTAAATCTTCGTCGTCGAGTTCTTCCTCGTCACTTGTTTCATCTAGATAAAAGTCAATAGCATTATCAAGGTCATCGTCAACACCAGAGGCGCCAGCCATAACCTTATCGCTGACACCGTGATCTGCTAACAAATCAACATATCGTTCTGCTAATACGTCAAGTACTTTTTTGTCAACGTACTCTTTAAACAACATCCAAATATCACCAATATGATTTTCGTTCATTCTATAATTTCTCCAGTTTCTTCATCAATAGCAAGTTGTACTGTAGGAACTGGGCGAACATTATTAAATTCAAGCATGACTTTATCAAGACATCCATCTTCATTACGTTCCCATTCCTTACGATACAATTTAATCTCTGTACCATCTGTAGAAACGTATTTAAGTCTGTTGCCATCTTTTGTAAGCAAACCTTTTGCCTCACACAGATCAGTAAGACCACTGTATGGACTCATGCCTGTTGCATAAGGAATCTCAACTTGTACTGATTCAAATGGCTTTGCATAGCGTGTTTTCATGATCTTACAAGCGGCACGGATACCATTTACTGTGGTAGTCTTGTTGCCATCGGCATCAGTTTTCAATTTCAGTTTACGCATGGCAATAACAATACTACTTGCATAAATGAAACCTTGTCCACCTGAAATTTTGTCATCTGGATCAAACATGTCTTGACTTGCGTAGGTGTGATTTGTACAAACCAATCCAACATTGTAGCTGCCAAACATGTTTACACAATTACGAACTAATGAAGTAAGTGCCTTAGGCTTACGGCCCATGTCACCTTTCATTTCGCCTGCTTCAAACTGATTAACGTCTGTTGGAGTTAACAACATACCTAATGAGTCAATGACAAACAATACTTTAGGACGAGTTGCTTCATCCATTGTTTTGTACTCTTTCATGAATTCACTAATGGTCTTTGCCACGTCGTCAATCATGGCCATATTGAGTTTTAACAATTTTTGTTCACTTGTATCTACGCCAAGTGCATGAAGCCATTTCTCATCAAGAGCATTTTCACTGTCAACTAACACTACATAAATGCCTTGTTGTTGAGCGGCTTTGATAAGATTGCCAGAACAGATATAACTCTTACCTGCTCCTGATTCACCTGCAAGGACTGTCACTTTACCAAGTGGCACACCTTTGTTAAAATCTGAACTAATCAAATAGTTTAGAGCATAGTTGCCTGTTGAGATCCAATCTGTAGGATCATTAAAGCCAACACCTAAGCCATCGATGCTCTTGGTTAGGGTTTTGCGGAATTTAGATAAGTCAAATGCTTTTGTTGCCATGATTAATTATCCAAGTCCATTGCGACCCACTCTTTGATCACTGCAATAAGTTCTTCTTCTGTATTGCACATGACCTTAGCGGTCTTCCATTCTTCTTTCTTATCGCGACCACTAACTTCTATCATGAAGCCGTTGTCATAACGATTAAGACTGATATTTTCATTTACTTTTGCGAGTTTGTTTAGTTTAGCCATAGTTATTCTCCTAATAGTGGCGAGAAGTACAGGGCGCAAACCCTGTACTTACTCTAACGCTTACTGCTTGTTACGATTGCGAATCATAGCAAGAATGTCTTCTGCACGACCGCCACTGGCAGCTGGTGCTGATTCTTGCTTAGGTGCTGAGAATGATTTCTCAGCTGTAGCAACTTCTTCTTCCCAAGGTGCTGCATCTTCTGCGGCAGGTGCTGCTACTGGTGCAGGACGAGCAACAGGAGTTGCCTTAGGCGCAGAGTTAGGATCACCAGTTGCCTGGCCCATACCTGCTGGCTTAAAGTACTGTCCCCAGCGATCCATATCAAACGGCTCGCCATCAACACTTGCTTCAAACATTTCTTTCATAACTTTGACTTCAACGTCAGTTGGCTTCTTAGGCAAGTAATCTTTAAGATTGAACAAGCCATGTGTTTCCAAGTTAGCAGTTTCTGTACTATCCAATGGACGAGTACGGCGGCTCCACTTGCTAGTAGAGTAGTCAGCATAACCACCTTTTGAAGTTTTGATCAACTTGAAGTCAACACCGTTGACTGGATCAGTTGGCATGTCATCCATTTCTGGATCAAGCAATGCACCCTTGATCAATTGGAAGATCTGTGGTCCGATAATAAATCGACGATTTGCATTTTCCGGACGATTTTCTTCTTTAAGACCGTCTTCAACAACGTATCCTTGGAAGATGTAGCTACGTTTCTTCCAATACTTACGACCCATATCTTCCAATGCTGGATCTTTAAACCAACCACGTACTTCGCTCAAGATTGGACAAGCTTCGCCATACATTTCCATGCAGGGGACATTGACGGTTACAGACTTGGAGTCAGTAGAACCTTTAACGCCGGCGAATGGCAATTTGATCATTGCACGTTCGACCCAGAAAAATGTATTGTCGGGATTTCCGTCAGGTAAAAAACGGACTGTTGATTCGGAACCTTCTTTTAAGTTCCAGAAAGGGTAAATGGAATTATCTCCACCGGTACGTTCACCGCCACCCTTTGAATTACCTTCTTGCTCTTTGAGCTTTGCTCTGATTTCAGCTAATGATGCCATGATTATCTCCTATTGTTAGCCTAAGTTGTTTTGCATTTCTGCTAGTTTTGCCTATATCTACTTTACACCATTGTAAAGTAAAAAAGTGCATATATGTTATTATACGCACTTTTATTTATCATTGCAAGAGATATCTTGCTTAAATGTGATTTATTTTTGCCAATTATCTAAACATAGAATTGAAGCGTTTGAACATTTCAGAAACATCAGCTTGTGGCTTTTGTAGTCCATGCTCAGTAATGCCAGCAAGTTGGCGCATACGTTTTGATTCGTATACTTGTGATAGCTCACTGATTACACTGTGTGCCATCTTGGCTGCATCTTCACCAAATTGTTTTTCAACTGCTAATAATACACCAGTTTCTCCCTTTGGAAAATTACCAGTTGTCTCATCATACATTGATTTAACAAATTCAATTACTTCGTTTTGTTTACCAGCGCCTTCAAAGAATTCTTCAACATCCATTCCAGCCTTAGCAATAGCTTCACCTAGGCTCATTTCACCTGAACCAAAGTTAACCATAGTCTCAGCAGTGGCACCAGCTTTCTTGGCTTTAGCGATAGCGGCGGCCATACCTTTCTTAGCAGCGTGGCGAGCAGGATTCTTAACAACATTACCAAACTGATCTTTGTTGTCGCCTGGCTTTTTGTAAGGACCATCAAAAGGAGGATCTTCTTTTTCTTCAGCTACTGGTGCAGGTGCCGCAGGTACTGCTGCTGGATCAACTGGGGTCGCTACTGGAGCAGGCGCTGACGCAACAGGTTCGGCTGGAGGTGCTGCCGGAGCAGGCTCAGTGGGTGCAGGAGTAGTAGAATCAAAATTAATCTTACTGGCAATGTCTGTACCGTTTTCTTCGTCGTGCTTCTCTAGGTAACTCTTTAGGAATTCTCTAATGTCCATTTCTGGATTTACCTTACCTAGTTGTTTAATTGCATCGACAAATTCTTGATCGTCAATTACACCTTGCAAACTTTGAATAGCATTGGTACCATCTACACCTGCTGGGAATTCTTGTGCAATTAGTTGATTTAATGTTTGTATTGATGCACTTTGACTTTCTTCGTCAGTGTTAAACAAATCACTTTCTTCACTGACTAGATTATTTAAGAATGCTTCGAATTGATCTTCTTGATCTAAGTTGGCATACTTTTTATAACGACTCTTTTCGTCTTTGTGTCTAAACGCAACTTTTTCACCGTCATCGTAATCAGTCTTTTCATGCTTAACACCGTGAGCAGTCTTAGTAACCTTACCGCCTTTGTGTGTAGTACCAGTTTCTTTATCGCCGTCAAAAACTTCATCAAGTAAATCATCTGCTGTTAGTTCTTTGATAACATCAACTTCTTCGCCTACTAGTTTGTAAATGTATGGGAATACATTTTTTAGTTCTTCATTAAAACTGCGAATAGTTAAACGATCAATCCAATCATTAACTACATCTTCTGGAATCTCTTGTGCTTCATTAACCACAAACGATTCTGCAAATGATTCGTAATAGCTTTGATTTTGTAAGCTACGGATTTCTTTCTTAACTTGATCAATACGCTCGTATACCTTAGTTTGTATCGTGCCCATTGCTTCGCTAACCATAGAGTTGCGATCAACATAGCCTTTGAACATGCGTAGTTTGTTTAGTTCTTCACTTAGACCAGTAATGTGCTGACCAATACCATCATATGGTGTACCACCGTGTGCTACATGAGTAGCTAGGGCGCGAGCACCATTCAAATGCTTCACTGGATATTTAAAACGTTCACCCTGACTGTTCTCAACATGGATGCTTTCAATGTGTAGTGTACGACCAGCTGCATGGGCATAGTTTACAGGTTGGGTGTGTCTAACAATTAGTTTAGCTTCGCCCATCTGTTGATAACTAGTCTTAGATGTGCCCCATAGTTTACTTTCAGTCATACTGCCGTCTCCGTTATTCTTGGCTAAATGTTGATAATCTCGTTTATCTAAATTCTTTTTTGTGATGTCACGTATAGAAAAATGCATCATCTTTTGTTTGGCAAATTCTCTAAGTTCCCTTAAAAAATTAAACCATTGTCTTTTTACACTATCGGGTTGATCGTCAGTTATGTCATTACTGTACATAACAACCATTCCGTCATTGTCAGCTAGGTCGTCTTCAGCCGCCTCACTTTCAGCATCGGCAATGCTGATGCTGATAGATCCTAAATTCTTTCCGTTTTTTACAAAATCAAATTCGAAAAAACGAGCGTCGTTAGGGCGATCAGTTACGTCACTATTTGCATCACCAAGTTTAATTTTTGGAAATTGTGTGCGAATTTTTCCAAATAGTTCTTTAGCGATTGGTTCGAGATTCTTGTCCATATTGATATTTATCTTTAATTAGTTGAAACAAAGATAGGCATTGGCAGTTCGTAGTCTTCATTACCTGCGTCATCATTACTACTAAAACTATCAAATACCCTTGAATCCCAGTCTGCAAGCACTTGACTCATACGGACTATCAGTAATAATGCACTGACTAGATCGTCCTCTTCTCCGCTTTTCGCTTTGAA